TGCACCCTGCAACGCATTACCTTGGTCAGAGAACTGCTGTGACTGTTGGGCAAGGCTGCGGTCAATGAGCCTGTCTTGTACGTCTAAGGCGACATCAGCGCGGCGGTCATCGAAGGCGCGGTTAGCTACTGCTTCGGCTACACCAGCACGGCTGGAGTTCGTGTTGCCTGTGCCACTTGCTGCTAGGTCAATGCCTGTCAGAGTGTTCTCTTGGAGATTGCGGCGGTCATCACGCATCGCAGCGTCAACCAACGGGTTTGCGTTGGCACTGGCGTAGCCCATAGCAGTGTTTAAGCGGTCAGCCTGTGCGGCCTGCGCCATGCCTTGGTACTGGTTGAACAGAGAGTTGGCATTGGAGCCAAAGCCAGACGTGTTGTCCATCATGGCGTAACCAGAGTTCTGGAGGTTGCCGCCTATGTTGCCCATGTTGGTGGCAGTGCCCGTCTGGAAGTCGTTAGGTCCAGCTAGGGTTTGACCATTGTATGCACCAGTTGATAACACGCCATCTAAAGCGGCAGAACTGCCAGATAGGTTAGCGTCCACATAAGGTTCGTACTGTCTAAAGCCAGCCATTTGGGCTTCTGTTGCTCTGTCTTGTGCTTTGGCTTGCTTGTTTGCGCCCATAAGGCCCATGGCACCGCCGATTATTGCGCCCCACATATTATATTCCTTTTATCTTTCGTTCTACAAATCAGAAGTCATTGTAAGTTAGACCTGCTGTAGAAGCTGATCCACCCATTGCTGCCCAAGCTGTGCCGTTGTAAACAACAAGTCCTTGGGTCCCATCGCTAAGGGGGTCCCAAGGTGAAATCGCATAGCGAACCATGCCCTTGCGGGGGCTCTCTGGCGCTCGATCTGACACTTGCACACTGGCATCACTTAAAGATCGTATGGATGCCTCTACCTCTCGCAATTCTTCTTGTAGATAGTTGGGTAGGAAGTCTGGGTTGAGGTTGGGTACTTGACGCCTAACGTAACGAGACACCAGCATGTTGATCTTATCGGAAAGTGACATGAGTTACCTCCGACCTGTGACTACAACTTCAACGTCCATACCACTGAATGTAAAGTCCTTGAGAATAGCTGTAGTCAACTTGTAGGACAGGTATCTACCAGCAATCCGTGTATCCACCTTGTACTCATCAGAGGAGTCAAAGGTGACTTCAGTCTGGTAGTTGGGGGTAGTATTAGGCGTGTCAGACGCACCAAAGGTAAAACCAAATGTAGCATCTGCATTGACTGTAGACATCTGTGGGTAAACCTTGGAGATTACCTTGTAGCCGCTCAGGGGGATGCCCACGTCATCTAGGTCTATGCCTACACGCTCCAGTAGAAGCGGAGAGGAGACTGTGGTGTCCACTGGTTGAGCTAAGTTGCCTTGGTCCACTAGGTCGATACCGTAGAGCTTGCTGTCTGTGATGCCACCACCATTGGAGGACACAAGAAGGGCTCTGCGGTTACTCTGACTCTCTTGGTCGTGGTATGTACCACCAATGTTTTCATATGACTGAGTTGCATCATCGTATGAGAAAACACTGTCCACTGAAGCCTCTGTACCGCTGACTGCGTTGGGGAGGTCTTGGAAGGACCAAACGTCCTCTGTGTAGTTGTAGACTGCTGCACGGTTACAGTGGGTTCCATCTGTATATACGGCCATGTCATCGCCACTGTGATAGCAGAAGTATATCTCTTCTAGGGCGGCGTTATGCAGTACAAAGCATTGGTCAGTGCGTGAAGTGTTCATGCCACCAAAGACATAATTACGGACCCTGCCGTCACATATGGATTGCCGGGTGTTACCGTCAGTCACATATATGTCCTTTCGATCAAAGACGTAGTGGCGACCCTCTACTTCCACAATGCAGTTTTGGTTGATTACCCCGGCGTCATCAAAGATTTTGCGGAAGTTGAAGATGAACGTACCGCCTACAAATTCCATCATCCAAACTTGATCTTTAGAATACACAAGGAAGTTGGCACCCAGTGTGGCACCATCCATAATTGGTGTTTTCATCTGCACAAGGTCATTAAAGCCAGCACTGTTAGTCAAGTCACTTTCGTCCCAAGTCGATGGGACTTGGTTTGCCAGTGCTGGGTCCGAAAACCTCACACGGTTAGGAAAGCTATTGCCTGCCTCTACTGTACCCAAAGCTAACAAGAAGTCACCAAAGGATCGGAGTGCAGTGGTCCTGTAGTTAGAGGGCCAGTTGGGTAGGGCAGTGAAGTTATTGGCAGTAGGGGTTCTTGCTACAGGCACTTGGTCTGCACGATTAACATACTGAACATCAGCTAAGGTGGTTGCTGTAACGGGATCAATGCTTGCAGAGGTGCTGGCATTATATCTTTGAGTAAAGTTTCCATTAAAGAACTCATGGATGTCAAAGGTGTCATCGACAACCAACACAGTGTCGTAGCCAGTTTGGGCAGCCAGTCCATAAGAAAATACTGGGTTCCAAGTGATGGCATCAGACACAGCCCTATAGATGGGGCCACGGGTCACATTACCATCAGTGAACCTAATGTTCTTTGCTCTGGTGTAGGCATTGGTGGGGAGGTTGTAGGGGTCAACATCAGTGACCACGCCCACAGACCCTAGTCCACGGATTGGTAAGTTAGGCATGGCCTGAGTTCCTTACTGTAGGTTAAGTCTAAGTGACTACCGGGGGCCAAACTACTGTGCGTGGGAACCCAGACTGCTGAGGTACATCGAGCAGTGCTTGGCGGTACACAGTCCACTCAGTTTGCTTGTCTGAGGATAGGTCTGCCCAGCGCAAAGTGTTAGACACAAGTGGATCAACTTTTGTTCTTAAAAGCATGTCACGCTCTGCACGAACCTCTGTAGCTTTCCATTCATCATACACCGCATCAGAGGGTGCTACCCAAGCTCCACCTTCGTAAGTGTGTAAGTGAGATGGACGTTGTGTTACTTCAACGGTTCCGACTGGGTATGCAGCAATAATCTCATCCGAAGGGTCTGATAAGGTTTCCCAATAATCCCCACTAAGATTTATAAAGTATTTAGACATTTTAACTCCTATGACAGATAAGCGGCGTTGCGATAGGAACTGCCATTTGTATAATGATAGTGTCCATTAGGGACAATAAAATAACCATTATCCCATGTCCCGCTATCACCGTCAGGCCCACCAACCTGAATGGCGCCACTAAATGACGCGATTGTGTTGACATAAGCCGTCCCACCGCCAACATTTAACATATAATAAAGTGCAATGGCACGACCTGTAGTGTTTTGATACCAAGTAAGTGGAGTCAAAGTTGCACTTGAGTAGGATTGGTTTACACCCAAAGTATCTGGAACACTCACATTGGCATTCGTAATGAAGCCACTGTTGTTAGTCAGTTGGCTTGTATGGGTCACAGAAGCAGGAAGTCCTGAGATACTGAGGTTGCCAAGGCCTTGGCGGCTGAGGGTCAGCGTAGTGCCACTAAAAGAGCCACCATTCACATAGTAGTTGGTGTCTGTGGTGCCTGCTGGCAACGTAAAGAAACTGAAGTTACCACTGCCATCTGTTTGGAGCACTTGGTTGGCGCTACCATCAGTGATACCAAGGTCAGTCAAAGAGCTGGGGATAGACGTTGTGTTGTTTAGGTCTGCTTGCGTGACAGTCACAGCGCCAGTGAGGTTGGGAAAGGTATTCTTCAGAGTGCTCTTGATCAGGCGGATGTGGTCATCAGCTTGGGCAATACCGTCAGTCGAGGCCGGGTTTGATGTGACCAGAGAGTTAACGTAGGTTCCATTTTCTAGAGCCATATCGATGGTTCCTCTTTCTTTTGTTTCTAGGGTGGGGCTCTCGTTGACTGAGGCCGACAACAACAACAACAACAAGAACTTTAGCCCTGTTTTTTGAAGTTGCTTTTGTTTCTGAGGGTGCGGGGGTCAGTTTTTGCCTAGGGAACCTAAGCAAACGATTGACTCTAACAGCTAACCCCTTGCAATCTATAGCTTCTACTGTGCGGGGGATGTATGGTCCCACTGGGTGGGGGCCTATGATCTACACACGAGATGACATTGAGTTGACATTAGTCACGGGAAATTTGTTAGGCTGGGGGCTTGGACTTTTCAACACAGATTGGGACAGTCCTTAGTCAACTTAGCTAACCTAAGTCACCCAACAGCTACACCAGCTCACTTGATCCACTCTTGCCACACCTGATCACTACACCAAGGACACTTATGGTGAGCAGCAGCACTAACAGTGCCACGAGTTATGCCAATGTCTTTGAGTGTCTTGGTCGAGTGCATCCGCAGTTGATCAGCAGCACGATTAGCAAGCCTGTGGTGCTCGTAGGCAGCACAGGTCAGATAGATGATCTTTAGTCGTCTCACGAATGCTCTAAGCATGTCTTCGGTTCTCTCTCGTTCTAATAGTGGGAACCAAGGGACCAACAGACTCAAAGGTGAGGTGGTCAACCTTGGTTGTCCTGAGCAACCACCTCAGCAACACAACTACACACACAGCAGTTGATACCTGACTTGCACTGTAGTTGACTAAGGTCGGCTCGGGACGTTCTCTAGTTCTCTATTGATTGGTGTTATCAAGGAGGATGTTTCTTGGGTCATCTAATAGCACCTCAGCTCTGGGGCTTGGGTCGACTATTAGTGTTCCCGCGGCGACTATCAGCCCGCTTCCCCTTCTATAGGGTGACAGAAGGTCGATCAGTGCAGAAAGTTATCACCAGGGCAAACTTTTTGCTTGCGAGGGACACCAGAAACTGGCAGAAAGATCACACGGAGGCCGAAGGCGTCACGTTTAGTTAGTGGGCGACAGGCCGCAAGGTGTGGCAGGGGACTGTAACTCCCCCTGTAGTAACCAAGCGGCAGACAATCGCAGAACACCAGTAACATTCGTGAGACTTCAGCACTCCTTCA